TTTTTTTAGTATATATAATATATTATGTCTTATATTATTATATAAATTAGTATATAATTATATATTGTATCTAAAATAATATATTGACTTATATAATAATATAATATATAATATATATTAGAGTCTATAATAATATAAGGAGGTAAATATATTATGGGTAGAAATAATTCTTCTGACCTCCTTGATAAGTGGTTAGAGGATGACAATTTATTATTATTAGAAGCATGGGCTAGAGATGGTTATACATTAACAGATATAGCTAGAAGGATTGGTATAAATCTTGATACATTAGTTATATGGAAAAAGAAATATGAACCTATAAGAGCTGCCCTCAGTATTGGTAAAGAATTAGTAGACTATAAAGTAGAGAATGCTCTATTAAAATCAGCTTTAGGTTATCGTACAAAAGATGTAAAGGTAACCACTACAATGAGATATGGTAAAGTAGTAGAAACAATAAAAGAAACTACCGATAGAGAAGTAGCACCTAACGTAACTGCTATTCAGATGTGGTTATATAATCGTCAGAAAGAGAAGTGGAAGAATATGTCCTCGTCTAAATCTATGTTAGATGATATGGCTGATGATTCTACTATTGAGATTACAGTCACTAGAGCTAGTAAGAATGAGTCTGGTTTTGATAGTCCAGAAAATAATACTGATTCTGATAATACTGATAGTAATATTAAAGATAGTGAAATTAATAATAAAACAATAAGTATGAGAAAACGAACAAAAGAAGAAGCAGAAGAATATAAAGAAAAGCAAAAAGCAGAAAAGGCAAAATTAGAAGCAAATACTATAGTAGACGAGTCTGATGAATCGGTTAGTAATTTAGATGAATGGCCAGAAGATTGGGAAGATGATGAGTAATACAGGTACTAAATAATAATGAAAATTACTAAAAAGATTAGTCAGGCATTTGAAGATTTTGTCTTTAACTGGGATTATGAACAGTATTTACTTGTTGGTGGTTATGGTTCTGGTAAATCATATCACATTGCTTTTAAAATAATATTAAAGTTATTAGAAGAAAAAAGGAAAGCTTTAGTAGTTCGTCAGGTCTATGATACAATCTATGAAAGTTGTTATGACCTGTTAAAAGAGATATTAGATGATATGGGTATATTGGCTGTAGATTACCAGGAGTTTAGAAAAAAGAAGAATAAATGTATTGCATTGAAATCCCCACTGAGAATACTATTCCCAAATGGTTCTCAGATAATATTTAAGGGTATGGATAATCCCGAAAAAGTAAAGTCTATCAACGGTGTAAGTATCGTATGGATAGAAGAATGTTCTGAAGTTAACCCAGATGGTTATAAAGAACTATTAGGACGTATCAGAACTCCTAAAGTATCGATGCATTTTATTCTTAGTTGTAACCCTGTAAATCGTGAGAATTGGGTATATACTACTTTCTTTACTCGTCAAGATGAAAAAGGTAATGATATAGTTGTAATGTCAGAAGAAAAGTTTTACGATGCTAAATGTATCGTAAAGAATGGCATGTACTATCACCATTCAACTCCAAGTGATAATCCTTGGTTACCTTGGCAGTATATAAAACGACTTGATGATTTACGTCATTATGACTACCAGCTGTATATGGTAGCTCGTTGGGGTAGATTTGGTGCTTCTGGTGTACGTGTATTCCCTCAGCTTATTATCGCTAAGGATAGTAAGAAGTTTGTAGCTGCTGTAAAGAACTTAGGTCCCGAAAATCAGTACTTTGGTTTTGACTTTGGGTTTGAAGATAGTTATAATGCTGTTATATCTATGTCTGTAGATTCAAAGAATGGTATATTATATATTTGGGATGAAATATATATAAATCATGTAACTGATATGCAGATGGCTAGAAATCCCAAAATGCAGGCTTTGAAAGACAGAATTGACAGTTACTATTTTAGTGGTTATAATAAGATATTAGTAGCTGATAATGAAGACCCTAAAGCGATTCAATATTATCGTCAGATGGGTTATTTAATTAGAGGTTGCAGAAATAAATTCCAAGGAAGTAGACTTTCTAATACAAGAAAGGTAAAGAGATTTAGAAAAATAGTAGTATCTCCTAAGTGTGTAAATACGATAAAAGAGCTTAGGGATTTAACATATAAAAAAGACAATAATGGTAAAACTATTTATGATGAATTTAATATAGATCCGCACACCCTTAACCATAATGCACTAGGGGTGTATAAACCGATGGAAAAACGGGAAAGCCTGAGATGGTACCCCGAACGGAAGTGTATAGCCGGCTAGGTTATAGACACGTGCAACGCGTAGTGACTGACGAAAGAAAAATGTCACCAAGAGCCATTGGAACTAATGAGAAAGGATAATAGGTGTATGAAGAAAATAAGAGTAAATACACTTCCCGGATATGAAGATGTTTTAGATGTATATGTATTAAATGAATATGGAGATGTAACCTGTACAAATGGTAGGTCATTAAAGCAAGGAGATAATGGCCACGGTTATAAATTGGTTGGATTTAAAGTAAAGAATAAAAGGAGATGGAAAAAAGGATATGTTCATAGATTGGTAGCTATGGCATTTGTAAAGAATCCAAAACCTGAAATCTACAAAGAGGTTGACCATATTGATGGAACAAGAGATAATAACAGAGCAGATAATTTAAGATGGACAGATAGAAAAGGTAATATGAATAATCCTATTACAATAAATAGATTAGCAGAATCGGCTGGATTTGAGTGTTATATTTATGATTATTTATTGAATTATATAGGATATTATAAAAGTATGTATGATGTATCTATTGAATTAGATATAACAGTTAAGTATCTTAATTCAAGGGTAAAAGAATATTATATACTTGAAAAACCTGATTTAACAATTATTCCAAAGATAAATAGAAAGCAAAGATTACAGTCTGTTGTTATTACTGATACATTTACACATGAAAAGTTCTATTTTCCTACAAATAGAGATGCTAGAAGATTTTTTGATAATCATGTAAATATAACAAATGTGATTCAGAATAATAGTCTGGTACATGGTAGGTATAGAGTCAGAGCTTTAAACTATAAAAAGTTAATAGGTACGCTGGACTTATAGGAATTTAACTATAAGAGGTACGGATAAAAAGCCGATACGATAACAATTTGAAGTGCAATCTGGTACGGTTTAGATACTGTAACTGTAGCTGATGTCAAATTCAAGAGCTATAATAGTAAGAGTGGTGATGATATATTAAATGTTGTTTAGGAGGTTTTATATGAGTAATAAAGATATTTTGGATGAGGAAGTTTTAGAAGCAAAAGAAAGTGATACAAAGATTGATTGGAAACGCAAGCTTACAAGTCGTAAGTTATGGATGGCAATTGCTCTATTTGTATCTGGTTGTTTTGCTGCTACAGGTCATAAGGAAACTGGAATTGTAATTGCAGGTCTGATTATGCAGGGTGCAGCAGTTATAGCATATATAATCGGTGAAGGACTTGTAGATGCTTCTAATGCATATACCGATTATACTGGATTTGAAGATGTTTATAGCGAGGAGGATGATGAATGAGCTGCTGGACCGCTGAAACAGAGAAAATTATAAATGCTCATAAAGCAGATTTTAATAGTTCCAATTGTACATCTAAATTAAAGTCATATGGTGGTTATTCTGCTTACCTTAATAGACTTGGTGGTGTATTTAAAAAGTGGAATGGTAAGAATGCTAATGTAAAAACTGCAGCTCAATTTCAGGAAATTGCTCAATATGTATTTGGTTTAATGGCCATATATGGATTCAATTACAATAATGGGAACTTCACAGTTCGTTGGGGTGGAGGTTCTCCATTTTATTCTTCTGCAAATGATGGTCGTTGTAATTGGGGAGAGATTGATGACCTCTGCTCAAATTCAAATAAAGCAAAGACTACTAACTGTAATTTTGGTATGGATAGTCTTTATTATAAAGCTGGTATCATGCCGGATAGAATCAAACTCTCTGATATGTACAAGGCTCAGGCGAGAAAATATAAAGTAATCAGAAATAAAGCTGACCTTCGTATTGGAGATTTAGTCCATATGTTCGGTCATCGTATTACTTCTGATAATCCAGATACCTGGTATGACTGGCATCATGTATGCTGTGTCGGCGAGAAGCGTGGAAATACAGTAATTATGTATGATTCAGGTTCTCGTTTTATTTCTTCTGGTAATTTTAAAATTCCATTTGAAGTTGATGGTAGAAATGAACCTGATGGTGATTATGCCTCTTATCATGGATGGGTAGGTATCAGAATTGTAGAACTGGCTGGTAATAACGGCGAAGTCAAAGCAAATAGAGATTATGCTGTAGAAGTCATTGCAGGAAAATGGGACAAAGGAGAAGACAGAAAGAAGGCCCTCGGCTCTCGATATGATAATGTCCAAACGGCTGTTAACTACTACCTTACACAGGGCGATAAAGGTAGACAGGCTTATCTTCGTTCTGCTGCAGGATATGTACTTAAAGGTTTTGCAGGTAAAGGAACAGAAAGACAGAAGTTTTTTGGAAAGAACTATACCGACGTTCAGAATAAAGTAAACTGGGTAATTAAAACTGCTCAGGATGTTATTAATGGTAAATATGGAACAGGTGAAGCCAGAAAGAAAGCTTTAGGTGCTGATTATGACCTTGTACAAGCACAGGTAAATAGGATGGTATGATATGGCTAAGAAATTTATTGATGCTTCTGAGTTTAATGATATTGATTGGTCTGTTGCCAGAAGTGAATTATCTGGTGTAATGCTTAGATGTGGATTAAGAGGTTCGTTAAAATCAAATAAGCAATACTACAAAAAGATAAGAAAAGATTTTAAGTTTGATTCCAATCAAAAAGAGTTACAGAGGTTAGGTATTCCATATTCTGTTTATTATTTCCCTACTGATTGTACTGATGCTGAAGCTACAGAATCTGCAAAATGGTTATATGAACTTGTTAAGAATTTAGATATTAAGTTCCCCATTGAGCTTGATGTTGAGAATGTCAAAGGAAGTAATGGTGAACAAGGTAGAGCTAATAATCTTAATAAGAAAGATAGAACTAGATTTCTTAAAATAATTATTGACTTTCTTGAGAGTAAAGGATATAATATAGGTATATATGCTTCTGCAAGTTGGTTTAATAATAAGATTGATATGTCGGCTTTATCTGCTAACGCTAATGCTTGTACATGGGTTGCAGATTGGGATGCTCCAGTAGATTATAAAGGTAAGTACTGGTTATGGCAGTATGGCAAAGTAAATATCAAAGGTTGTGCAAAGAAAGTCGATGTAAGTACTGTTATTTATAATATGTCTGCAAAGATTAGTGGTAATTATACAAAAGAGAAAGAGAAGATTAAGGCTAATCCAGTTGATGTATTAATCAGTATTGCTAAAGCAGAAGTTGGTTATCACGAGGGTGCTAATAATTCCAATAAGTATGGAGATGAGTTACATCGTATTCAGCCATCAAATATGGACAAGAATGCAGCATGGTGTGATGCCTTCGTTGATTGGTGTATATTACAGATGTGTAGAGCTTTTGGTTATGATGAGGTGATGGCTAGAAAAGTATTGTGTGGTGACTTTGATGACTACACATACTTTAGTATCAATCATTATAAGAAAGCAAAGAGATGGACGACAAAACCTGGAGTAGGTTATCAGATATTCTTTGGTGGTGCAGGACATACAGGAATTGTATATAAAGTTACAGCCACTAAAGTATATACAATTGAAGGTAATAAGGGTGATGAAGTTAGATATTGCGAATACAATATTAATGACCCTCATATTCTTGGTTATGGTATGCCTAGATATGACCTTGTTGGTGATACAATGGTTAAGGATAATAATGATAACAAAACAAATGTCGTTGATAAAGTACACACTGTACAGTATTATGCTGTTGTAAACACAAAAACAGATCCGCTTAATGTAAGGCTTGGACCTGGTACTAATTATAAGACATGTAGTTTTAGTCCTTTACCTAAAGGTACAAAAGTTGGTGTATGTACACATAGGGTAGGAAAGTGGTACTTAATTAAATATAAAGACAAATATGGTTATGTATATTCAGATTATTTAAAGAGAGTTTGATAGGAGATTATTTTGAAAAGGAGTGAAGAACTTACTGTTTATAAGAATATGCTTGAAGAACAGGAAGATTACCTAACTGCTTATAACGAAATTCCCTATGGACTTTTACGAGATGAATCTCCAGATAATAAACAGATTGTTATTGATGAGGTAAATCGTATTTGTAAGTATTATAATATATACAGGCGAGGAAAGAGTTTTACCGTTGAAGGTACAAATGGTGATTACATTCCTGCTCAGCTTAAATATAAGATGGCTTATAGTTTAATAAACAAAGAGGCTAGATTTTTATTTGCTGAGCAGCCTGATATATTAGTTAAACCAAAGGGTGATTTAGCTAAAAGTACTGATGAATCAAGACAGGCACTTACTGTAATGAACGACCTTGTTAAAACTATTTTGTCTAAGAATAGTTTTGAAGATATACTGATAAAAGGTGCTAGAGATTGTTTCATAGGTAAGAGAGTTGCAGGTGTTGTTAATTTTAATGAGATTGATGGAGTTACAATTACATTTGTAAAGTCTACACATTTCTTATTTGAAACAAAACCTGGTAATCCAAATGTTCTTTCTAAATTTGTTTGTTTTGTTGTAATAACCGATAGTATGTCTCTTGCAGATAGAAGGGTTATGAAGAAAAAGTATACACTTGAGGAAGATGACAGAACAAATAAATATAATGTTTATTTAGAGGAAGACATATATGATGGTGCTGGTAGACATATAGAAAATCTTACGCCTAAACAAAAAATTCTTCTTGATTTTATACCTGCATTTGTTATAATAAATGATGGTCTTACAGGTGAATGTTTAGGTGAATCTGAGATAGAACTTTTATCTGATTTTGAAAAGTGGTATAGTAAGCTAGCAAATGCAGATTCTGATGCTGAAAGAAAATCAATGAATCCTACAAAATATCTTGTAGATATGGAGTCAAATTCTACAAAAGGTTTATCTACAGCAGCAGGTGCATTATGGGATTTAGGTTCTGACCAGAATTTAGAGAGTCCAAATGTTAAAGTTGGTATGTTAGAGTCTCAAATGAATTATTATAAAGCTCTTGATACTTCGCTTAACAGAATAAAGACGGCTGGATATGAACTTGTAGATATGCCAAATATTACACTTGAGACTATGCAAGGTGCTATAACATCCGGTAAAGCATTGAAGGCTATTTATTGGCCACTTATAGTCAGGTGTAAAGAAAAGATGAAGGTGTGGGGACCTG